TCGTAGGCGTTAACGTAGTCGGCCAATTCTTGGTAAGAACTTTCAATATAAGGCTCAAGTTCCACTTCACAGACCTTGTTAAGGAACGAGACAACGCCCTCAGTAGTTTTCTCTCTCCCCTTGTATACAGCTTCAACCAAAGGGCCCATATGCAAATAAATGCTATCGGTATCAGAAGCAATAACATAATCAACCTCCTCTGTTTTCAAAATTTTGTTCATCTTCTGGTTCATCTTGTTCTCAATCCATCGGATTGATACCTGTCCAGATAGTGTGATGGCCTCTGCATTGGCAAGTTTATAATAGCGAAAATATTGATTACCAATAGCACCATAAGCACTGTTAAGGGCAATCTTTTTTGACATTTGAACGTTGTTGCATCTTGCGATCTCTTTTTCGAGATCTTTCGTTGGTGTTTTTTCATAGGCCTTCTTCGCTTTAATCATCCGTTTCTTGAAGATGACACGTTCGTTGTACATCTTCTCCATCAACTCAGGCAAGAAACCTTTCTTGTCCTTCTTAAATTGTGCCCCATTGGCACACACAGCATAGTCACCATCGATCTCAATCTCTTGATTCAATAGTCTATCTACCGTGGCACTAGGATGTTTTTGATCCAGTAGTGTCTCTGGTGATATATTATACTGCATAATCAGATGAGGATACAGCGAATTCAAGTCAAAAGATACTACCCAATCATACTTACCAGGCTTAGGTTCCTTTACATACGCACCAGCATACTTCTCATCCTTTTGATTGCGATCCTTCTGTGGGATTACAATATTTTTCTTCTTAAGATAATTAAATATAATCGCATCCCATGTACGCACTTGGAAGGCCACATCAGAGAAATTAATCTTAGCATCATACGCACGAGTACAACATAGATCAATAAGTTTCAACTTGTCCTCAAGTTTATCCACCAACTCAACGTCAACGATGTTGTAATCTACAAACTTCTGCCAGTTCTTTGTATAGAAATCTCTAAAGGTATCAAACTCACTGTGATCTAACTTCTGTTGACCCAGTTCCATCAGAGCAATATGATCCAATCGGAAACTCTCTTGGTTAGGTGTAGCAGGAGACTTCCTATACAAATCTAGGTAATCCATAATGGATACACCTGCAATATCATATGCAATATTATCTCTACCCTGAATACGAATCTCATTCCTTCTAACAATACCCCAAGGAGAAAACTTCTTGGCATATTTCTCGCCAAAAAGTCTCTCTACTCTACCTACAAGATAAGGTATATCATATAGTTCACAGTTCCACCCTGTAACGACCTCAGGCGTGTGATCTTGCCACCATCTAAGGAATGTATCAATCAATCCTTTCTCGTTATGGCAGTCCACATACCTATAGTTCTTCCTATTAGGATTAGTCTTATATGGCCTAGATCCAAATGTAGTAATAAACTTTGTATTATAATCCTGTACTGTAATCAGAAGGAGTTCCTCTGCAACATTAAAGACATCAGGGAAACCACTCTCCGCAGCAACCTCAATGTCAATCGTTACTAATTTAATTTTAGATAAGTCAAACTTTATCTCATCCTGTGGATAATTCTCAGCAATGTATTGGTGAACATATCTCTCATTACCATATACATTAAACCCCTGAACCTGAGAATACTTATCAATAAATTCTCTACAATCTTTAATCGTGCCAGGTTTAACTGGTTCTACTAACTTACCATCAAGAGTCTTCCACTTACTCCTCTTCTTTTTAGAAGGCACAAAGAAAGTAGGATGAAACTCCTCCCTATCACTAAAATGTTTTCCATTATCATATCCTCTAATCAGCATACTATTGCCGATCTGAAATACGTTTGTGTAAAATTTCATCTTTGGAAAACGATGTTGAATGCTAGTGCAATTCTAGTGTGATCTGTAAGGTTTTCATGTACTCCATGTTGTAAACAACCTGGCCATAACATTATCTTACCCACTTCTGGTTTATGTTCCCAAATAGGATCCTTAAGGAAACACAGAGAAGCCATCAAACCTGGCGTTGGACAGACAAAAAATAAATTTCCATCTTCCCCATTGGTATCCACATAGTATACACCAGATATGTCCACATGTCCATGAGAGTGGACAGTACAATAATTGCCTTTCTTATAGGCAACAAACCATGAAGAATCAATCTTATATGGCCTGAAAGGGAATCCTAATTCGTGACAATACTTCTGAATATGAATCTCAAGTTCTTCGGCAAAATTCCATAACTGTTTCTCATTAATTATATCCGTCTGATATGAGTGATCATTACTATACATACGAAGTTTATCAGTAATATCATACTGTAAACTTTCAGCACACTCACCCAATTCTTTCTGGATATTATCCAGATGTTCTACATTATCAAAATAAATTGGAGTTGGAAATATATTCTCAATCATCCGTAGTGATTGCTCTCTTTAGATATTCATCAACTAAAGATTTATGGGGTTCAACTATTGTTACGATCTTATCAGAGCACAACATGACTTCATTATCATCTGTGTATGATCCCAACCAAGGACTTATATTTGGCGTTGTACTGTCTGTACTCTCTTCTAATGAATATGGTGCTATCAGTTTGCAATTAGGATCTCCTATATCCAGAGCAGGTACTTCTTCTACCTGAGAAATTAATATATCACCTGATTGTAATACAATTACTTTAATTTCCTGTTCCATTCATCCGATCCTCGTAAGATTTCTTAACCATTTCACTAGGTTCTACTATTGTTACAACCCAACTCGGATCAATAGAGATCTTCTTCTCCGCAGATAAAGGCATCCAAGGGTAATATTGAACACTATACTGTGATTCACCCTCTTCTTGTCCTTCAGTCAACATTACAGGCGCTTCAATTAACTTACAACAGTAAGCATTTTCAAGAACAATGAAGATGGGTTTATCATTCTCATCTACAAGTTCTTTTACGTCTGCAATGACTTCTTCGTTTGATTTTAATAGAACCAGTTTGATTGACATCTTATATATTCTATAAAGCGGATGGGTGGTACTGCCCCACCTTCTACTGGTTGGAAACCAGTTATAATGCTTCTATACTACACCCGCATGTGGGAGGTTGGATTCCTGTATACCAACAAGAGACGGGCATTACTACAGTAGTAAATTTTACATCTCTGCCTGAGACCCGACTGGTAAGTCGATTCTCCTTTCGGAGCAGCACCACCTGTGTCTCATCACCTTATCCAGCATTTGCCAGAAAGATTATTCAGTCACTCCCTATGTTGCGTCCAACGAAGTTATTATAACGGATCAGGATTTACCTGTCAACCCCCTTGTAGGAAATATTTCCAGCAATCATACATCTACCAGATACATCAGAGTCTGGCACCTCATGCGACTGATGGCCACCAAAGATAATCAACCTACCCTCAGTAACCTGAATCTCTTTCTCTTCTACTACTAAAGGAGAACTACCATCTGGAGTACAGAGATAATATCCAAAAGATAAACTGTATGGAAAATGATTATGAAGTACAGTACCTCCACCCTCATCATACATCATACCCCAATAATCTGCTATTTTAAATATCCTTGATTCTTCTGGACTTTCATTATAAGCAGAGTTAGTAAACCTAGAAAACTGATCAACTGCATCTACAAGTACACTCTCTATCCAATCAAATAATATATCGTGAGCTCTAAGATCTCTCTCACTACCTCTATAAAACTTAGTCTTTAAGGCTCCACCATTAACTCTAGTCTTTGCATTTTCGGTTACCCAGTTAATAAGTATCTCATGAATAGATGCATGATGAGGACACTCATATATTTGGGGATCAAATGGTGCAGTTAAACCAGGCAGATTATAATAATTTATTCTATTACCTTCAAGACTCATTCATTTTAATCCACATCCATATATTATAACATTAAAAAAGAGGGGCGTAAACCCCTCTTAACTAATACGACCTCTAATCTGCCACTTAGAGGTAGTCTTTACGAGCGTGGTGTTCTGGAACCACTTTACCTAGATCGACTGTTAGAAGTCCATCCTCAAAGGTCACTGACCTTACTTCAACATCATCCGATAAAGTCCACGACCTCGTAAAGTTTCTTTGAGCAACACCTCTATGTGTGTACTCCGTTTCTTCTTTTTCTATTTTCTTACCTTCAACGACTAGTTTACCATACTCTGTGTAAACATGCACCTCTTTCTTTTTAAATCCAGCAAGTGCAATCTCTAGTCGTGATTCTACATTGTTGATATTAACAATGTTGTATGGAGGATAATTCTGTTGTTGACCTGTAAAGATATGGTCAAAATAGTTATCCAGTCCAAAGCTGTTTCTATGGATTTGCTCCATTAGTGTGGGCAAATCGGCAGCACGGTACTTCGTTAAGCTGTTCATGATAGTAGCTCCTTTTTAAGCGAGTTTGTGTTGTGTGATCCCCGAAGGCAATCACCTTTATTTAGAGGTATACTACCACTTTTCAACAACTAACTCTATAGTGTTCTCAACACTTTTCCGTTCGGACACTACGACATAACCCTTGTCTTGTACGGTCTCTACTACCTGTTCTCTTGCATATGCCTGAGTAACCTTTTCCAGAAATCTTTCAACTGGAATAGATTCTTTCCATGCGTCTAATTCTGCAACCAACTGAAGTGTTCCATCTTTGGCTCTTTTAAATCCAACAAAATCATTCAAAGCAACTTCAACATTCCATTGTTGATGGTCATGATCCGTTGGATTAACTAACAATACGTTCTCTCGTGTTGCATAGTTTAAGGTATTCAATGCCTTTATAAGTACGTCCTTATCCTTGATCTTGGTCTTGATTGTACTGAAGTGTGACATCCTTTACCGTCTCTTTAGCCTGATAATACTCTGTTTTATGTAGGCGATTTTCCACATTACCCAATTTTTTTTCAATCTCAGCTGTGATTTTCTCGCACTCATTTCCGATAACACCTTGCACTTCCTCAGTTACAGTACCATCTTGACGAATTTTAAAAACTATTCTATGCACCTGACTTTACAAATGAACTGGGCGATGATTGAACTGCTTTCTTTTTCTTGCCAATATTATATTTGGTCTCAAGTGTCCAGTCACCCTTATCCTTGTAGGACAAGACTTTGATCTGATTGAGTGGGGCAACATCTTGTATCTGTTCTGGTTTCATTATAGTTATAAGTCCCCAGTCAGAAAGTAACGTAAT